TTTATTAAAAGAGACAATCACTTTAGGTTACTACGCAGGTAGTGATTCAGTTATTGTTAACCCTAACGGTGGTATCACTATTTGGGGAACACCTGTTATCTCTGCTTCTTGGGTAGCTGACGACAAAGTGTTAATCTTAGATAACAATTTTTGTGAGCGTGTTGAAGTTGAAGGTTTAGCTATTGAGTTCTCTTATGAGAATGCAAGTAACTTCCAACAAAATATGGTTACTGCTCGTATCGAGTGTTATGAGGACATTAACTTAATGCAACCAACTTCAGCTATTTTCGCTGACTTAGGTAACGTTTAATTAAGTTCTACTTATAAAATTGCCCTCTACTTTTTAGTAGGGGGTTTTTTATTATAATTATTGTAAATTTGTAAAAAAGAGATATGTACAATTTCATTATAGATTACACGCAAGTTGATTTAGGTACCATCACGGAGCCAGTAACACTTGCAGAAGCAAAGGCATATTGCAGAGTTGACAACAACGTTGAAGATGCTTTGTTTAATGAATTAATTACCCAATCAAGACTAGCAGTAGAGAAAGCCGCTAACATAAGTATCACCGCTAAAACGGTGACTTTATGGTTTACGAATGCAGCCGGTAATTTTCAGCTACCTTATGGTCCAGTAACTTCGTTTACTAGCTTAACGGATGCAAACGGTAACGCAATCGCTAATACTGTTTATATTTTAGTAGGTGGACCAAATCCAAACCTACAACGTCCTGAATGGGCAAATATGAAGGCTATTTATACAACTGGAATGTCAACCGTTCCCAAAGAGATAAAGATTGCCATATTAGACCAAATTAACTATGGTTACGAGAATAGAGGAATGGACGTTGACGATATGGGTATATGCGAGAAAACTTGGCGAGTGTGTCAAAGATGGACAAGAACAAGCCCAATTTTATAATATGAGAATAGGACTACATAAAGACAATTACGTTGACGCTAATTCGATGACTCGTTTAGTGGGCGTTTACGCTCCAACACGGACAAGCGATGGCGAAGGCGGATTTACTACAACTTTTACTCTTCAAGCGACTGTATGGGGTGATTATAGGCCAAGTACGCAAAATAGAGCGTTATTAGAGGCTCAACTATCTTTTACTAGAAATGCAAAGCTGTTTGTTAGATATGACCTTACAATAAACGATACTTACCAATTAGTAGTAGAAGGCCAAACGTTTACGATCCACTCAATTAAGGACGTGGACAATGCGCATAGATTTTGGGAAATAGAAATGTATGCTTAAATGGCTTCAATAACAATAGACATAAAAGGAATGAGCGAGGCTTTGGGTAAGTTTGACAAATATGGTAAAAAGGTTCAAGCTGAAATCAAAGACGAAGTAGGCGCCTCGGCCTTAAAGATATATTCCGATGCTAAGAGATTAGCTCCGGTTAATTTAGGTACTTTAAGGAATACCATATTTATTGAGTCGGTTTCTCCGGCGGCTAATAAGTTTATGTTTACTATTGGAGCAAGCGCAAGATATGCGCCTTATGTAGAGTTTGGAACGGGTGGCAAGGTTTCTATTCCTGTTGGATATGAAACTTACGCATCACAGTTCAAGACTAAAACAGGGGGAACGTTTAAGGAAATGGTTAAGGCTTTAATGGTATGGGTAGAAAAGAAAGGGATAGCAAGTGGAAAGCAAACTAAGTCGGCTGCTTATATGATTGCCTTAAGTATATTAAGAAAGGGGTTAAGACCTCAACCGTTTTTAATACCGGCATTTGAACAGGAAAGACCTAAATTAAAATTAAGAATATTAAATATAATAAAAAATGCTAAATCCTAATATTGAAATAAAGAAATGGTTTGTTACCAATTTGGGAACAGCTACTAGCTTGCCTGTTTACGATGGTATTGCTCCGGAAAATAACTTATCCGAGTATATTATTTTAGACGGTAGAACTTCAAGTCAAGAGCAAGGGAAATCAGGTTACACAAATACTAATACTATCATAGTGGACATTGTTACAAAAAATGCTAACTTTGGCTATAAACGTTCGGAAACTATTTCCGATTTGGTATTGGCTAACATAAATTCGGATACTATTATTACACTTCCTGGCGGATGGACTTCGTCAAGTTTATTTGTAAATAGTATCACAAATTTAGACGGTTTAAACCCTTTGGATAATGTATTTAGAACGCTTATAACATATAATTTAACAATAACTCAAATTTAATAAAATGGCAGAAACTAAAGTATCAGGTAGAGATTACCTATTATTAGCGGACATTGACCTTAACGCTGCATTTAAGCCGGTCGCTTGTCTTACTTCAAACAATATTACTTCATCATTGAATGTAATAGACGCAACTTCTAAATGTGGGGATCAGTTCCAACCAGGACCAGCTTTCACACAAACAATCAAAGCAGACGGTTTTGCAATCGACCAAACCGGAACAGCTTCTAAAGACAGTTACAATCAGTTGTACTCTGCTTTTATCGCTGGAACAGTTTTCCCTATTAAAATGGGTGAAGCTACTCCAGTTGCAGGTAACGTAGTTTACTCGGGTAACGTATTTATTTCAGCATTTGATGTAATGGCTGCGGATAAAGAAGATGTGAAATTTAGTGCGACTTTCACGGTTGCAGTTCCACCTTTAACGCAAACAGTAACAGCTTAATAAAAAACAATAAACACTATGTACGAATTAAAACTAAACAACAAAACAATCCCCTTAAAATGGGGTACTTGGTCAATGCGTGAATTTTGCGTAGCAAATAACATAGGGATTGATAAGTACTTTGAATTATTAGGGAAAACACAATTTGATTTAGACTTGGTCGTTAAAATGATCTATATAGGTTATAAATCAGCTTGTGTAAGCAACAAGGAAGCAGTAGAATATACTGAGGACGATGTTTGCGATTGGTTAGATGAAATAGGCGGACTTTTTAATGTAGAAGGACAATTCATTGAATATGTTAAATACATTATTTCAACTACTGTGACAACTGTTCAAGGAGTTACTAAAGAAGAAAAAAAAAAGCCTAATAAAGCTAAGTTGGGATGATATTTTAGTAAAAGCTGCTGAATGCAATATAAGACCCAATGAGTTTTGGGAAATGACTTGGAAGGACTTTTCCATTATTGTAATGGGGAACGAAAAGAAAGAGTTAAATGAATGGGCGAGGACTAGAAACCTCGCCTATATTATATACCTAAGTAACACGGCGGATAAATCCCCTAAATCACTTAGAACGTTTTGGCACATACCGGCGATTGATGACATTGAAGGTGAAGAGGAAAAAACTATGTTAACGGACGAACAACTTGCAAGGACTTTAAAATTATATGGAGTAAACTAATATAAAATGGCTACGGAAAATTTAGAGATTAATATAGGAGCGAATACGCAAGACTTACAAACCGGTTTAAATCAAGCCTCTCAATCAGTTACTAATTTTGGCAATTCGGTAAAAGCAAACACAAAACCAACCGCAGACGCTACAAATGCTTTATCAAACTTATCAAGGGTTGCACAAGATGCTCCTTATGGGTTTATGGGTATTGCGAATAACCTTAACCCATTATTAGAAAGTTTCCAACGATTAAGCAAAGAGACTGGAAGTTCTACTTCTGCATTGAAATCTATGGCAGCCGGTTTAATGGGTCCAGCCGGTATTGGTTTGGCTTTAGGTGTTGTATCTTCTTTAGTTGTGGCATTTGGAGATGAGATTGGCGATTTTGTTACTAGTTTATTTGATGCGGGAACTGCAACCCAACAAATGAAAACAGCTATATCAGGAATTGGCACTCAATTTACTGAGTCAGTAGAAAAAGTAAATAAAGTTGCAGTTGCTTTTGATTTATTCCATAAAGGATTAATGTCCGGAGATACTGCTTTAGGTATATATAATAAAAGTTTAGGTGCAAACTATGGTTTAAAAAATAATATTAATGAAGCTGAAAAGGCATTCAAAGATAAAACACCAGACTATATTCAAGCTCAATTACAAAGAGCATTGGC